CGCGCAACGCCTCTGGGAACGAGCCCTAATAGCCTGAACGGGATTCCCTAACCCGCACCGATGTCACGACCCTCATCAGTGGCAATTACGGCACCGTTAAGGGCTATAGGTCCGGGCCGATGGTGACGTTGCGAATCGACTGGAAGTCGTCGGTCTCCGGCTTCTGGGACAGCGGCACGTTCGGCACTCTGCCCGAAGGATGGCGTCCTCCAATGGATTTGAATTTCTCCTACGGCGGACGCGACGGCGCGAACCAGAAGAGCATCAACGTAAACGCGAACGGAACCATGACCTACACCAATCAGGGCGGCACGCAGGGCACGAACGCGTTCGGCATGACCGTCTCATACGCGCTATGACCCGTGGGGTCACCGCAAGACAGTGCAACCGCCTGAGCCAGTGTCCCGAAGCTATGCGGCGGGCATCGGGTCGGCGGTCCTCCATACGCCGGTGCATCCCGCGTACGCGCTGTTCGGATTGCCAAGCATCGTGACGGTGCCATTGGCCTCGCCGTAACAGATGAATGTCGTTTCACCACCGAAAACGGCCACGGGCGTATTGACGCTGACGGGTCGATACCCTTCGGGGAGCTTCTCCTGAGCCTTCGTGTAATTGTTCTGCCCGCTACTGTTGAATTTTACGTTGCCACCCATGAAACAGATATCACCGATGCGCGTAAGCAAAATGCTGTCGCTGCTGTAAGGTACTCGCCACGTCGTAGAACGCTGGGTTAGGGAAAGCTACGCGGTAATCCAGCAGCCGGATATACCGACGAATCGGCTGGTATATCCGGTGCCGTTCAACACCATTTTCCCCTCCGGCGTGCCGTAAAGGTAGAAACTGATCGCGCCGCTGTTGTCGGTGCCGCGCATGATCGCGCGGGAATCGCCGGACGGTCTGAAACCCTTCGGGATTGTCTCGTTGACGGATGTGTTGCCGGTCTGATTGAAATTGCTTGTCAGCGTGATATACGCGCAGGCGGTGACGATACGGCCGACACGAACCAGAGTGATATACCTGTCGGAATACGGCATCCTGACTTGGCCCGTGACAGGGGTTAGGGAAAACTATTGCCTGTTCCAGATTGCGATCCAGCTTCCGAATATCGCGACCCTCCCGCACCAGCGGTTGTCTTTGGTGTTCCACAGGCGGAAGCGTATCTGGTTTACGTTGCTGGTCTCCCAACGTTGTGCGGTGTACTCGCCGGCCTGGTCGAAACCAGTGCCGAACGGCCCAATCGTGTAGGCCGCGTAATCGGCTTTCTTCCCGTTTGGGGATTGGACGTTGATGTAGAATGTGCCGTCATCATTCGTGGTGACGGTATGGCCTCCGCACAGAATATACGGCATTCGGGTTAGGGAATCCCACACGTCGCTCATCGGCCTCAAAACGTTGAACAATGGCACTGGTGTGCCGATGGTGATGCCGTCCAACGGGACACGGTACAGCGCCATGTCGTAGGTGGTGCCACCGTCCAACGGGCTGGTCGTGTTCAACGCCGGGTCCGTGGGCGTGCCCGTGGTGGGCGTGCCCCTGACCACCACCAGTTTCGCGCTCTCAGCCGACTGCGAGCCCTTCGCATAGCGGCATACGATGAGATCGTTGCGTTTCTGACCCTGCGACCCGTTGGTGACGATCAGGTCCTCGGGCGTGCCTTGGCTGACGTGACGGCCCTGCATGACGAGCTCGCCCGTGCCGATGGTCACCTTGTTCGCGCTGACTACCGTGATTTCGAACTTGTCGTGCACGTTCAGGACATAATCGTCCAAGCCGAGGATGCCGGCGTTCAATCCCGCCGCCTGCTCCGCTGTCGCGTGCGCCTTGCCCGCATGACCGGTGACGAGTTCAGCCATTCCGCTTGCCTCCGTTCTGCATCCAACTGTCGAAGCTGTTATCAAAGTCCTTGAGCTTGTTCACATAGTCCGCGTAATCCTGATCGCAAAACAGGTAGTCGTGGACCGTGCCGGAGGAGTCCAACCGGTTGACGTTGTACCACGTCTTGATATCCGGATCGTCCAAGTCCTTGTACCATTTGTTTCTGCCGCACCGGTCGCATTGCATGACCGTCGCATTGTCGATACGCGCCATAATCGGCTCCTTACTGTTTACTCGGCCTCATAATCGACGGACATCACGCCGCCCGAGACCTTGACGATTTTCTTGCTGATAGTCGCGTTGACGGTGATGCCGGTGAGATTGTCACGTGCGGTCACGGTGTCGCCCACGTCGAACACCACGTTCGCGTCGTCGCGGACGGTGACCTTCACATCGCCCTCGGACTGCAGATCCTGTAGTTTCTCACGGGTCTTCTGGTTCAGTTCGGCGGTTTCGGCATTCGAATAGTCGTAGACCTGCGTTATCTCATCCACACCGCGCAGTGATTGCGTCTGGCTCACGGTGCCTTTCGCGTCCGCATACCAGTGGACGACCACGCGGGCCGCCAAATCGCCCTTGCCCAGGCCGATGAGATGGTTCGGTTTGCGCCACGTGCGGGTCGCGTCGAAATCGATGAGGTCACTGTCAATCGAGTCGCCGTAATGCGCGACCGGTTCGGCCCAGATGTTGACCTGGCCGGACGTATAGGCGAGCCTGAGTTTCAGTCCGTTGGCCGCGCACATCCTCCGCAAACCCGTATAGCAGTCCGTGTACCGGTCGAACTGGTATTGTTTGATGGTTGGGTCGTCACTGCCGTCAGGCGGTACAACCGCGTCGAACACCGAATCCAACCCGACACGGCTGATGAGCGAGCCGATGACCGTGCTGGCCGTGCCGCTCACGGTGAGATAATCCTTGCCCCTATCCGGTTCAAGGATTTTGTTCGCGAGCACGCCGTGCCATGTGCGCCCCGAATAGGTGAGGGTGCTGACGCCGGACGTGAGCTGGTCTTCCATCGCATCCACCACGCCCCCGCATTCGCTGCCGTCGACGTAGATATAGGCACCCGCGTCGATGGTGGACGCGCCGCTCATGACAAGCTCGAAATCGTTTTCCTCCTTGCCCCACGCGCAATCCAGAGTGTAGTCGGCGGCGGAGCGAGCATCGACGTGATTGGAGTCGGTGATAATCAGGTCCACCATGACGGCGTGCTCCTCTCCTGGATCACGGTCAGGTCAAAGCCGAAGCCGTTCCACTGCACCTGGTGTTCTCCGGCCGGCAACGGCTGGAAGATATAACTGCCGCCGTTGAGGCCGCTGCCTCGTTCGCCCTTGTCGAACACGTTCGTGGTGTCGCCGTTTTCTGCGGTCATGACGATGCTTCGTTGTCCCTCCACGCTGTTGACGGTCACATACGAGCCCGAGGGGATGTCCATATGCAATTCATACCGGTTGCCGCCGATGATGATGGCTGGCTGTGAGACCGGCCCGTAGACCACCAGTTCGAACGGCATCGGCGAGACGGCATCGTTAGCGACCGTCGCGTTTCGTGTCGTCGGCAGGTAGTCGTGAGGGTAATCGTGGGGGTAATCAAGGTCGAGGCCCGGTTGCAGCGCATCCGACCAGAAATGCTGCACGTCGTCACGCTTGTGCCACAGGCCGTCAAGCAATGCGACCGTGAGCGCGTACTTCGCGGGGCCGGGCGGATCATAGGATGGTTCGATGCCGGTGATGAGCGCGGTCTGCGACCAGCCGTCCACGGTGAGCAGGCCGGCGTCGTCCTTGCTGCGGGATGATGCCACGGCCTTGACGTCCGCGTCGAACAGTTCGCTCGCCACGTCCAGCACGTTGAGGTCGGCGCACGTGGCCTCCAATTGGACGCTTGACGCGTTGAGGGAGGCGGAGTCAATGCCGTGCGCGGCCAACTCCACCTCCCACGCGTGCGTGCGCAGGCTCTCGATGCGTTTGACCATGAGACCGGCCGGGTCGATGAGATCAACGGCCCCAGCCGAAACGGCGCGGCTTGATCCTCCGCCTCGCCGGTAGGTCATCGACTGCATGACTGTCCTCCTGTTTTAGACGAGACCAAGCCTGCGCTTCTCCTCGCGGATGGTCATGGATGGCGTGTACTTAGCGATGGTCGGCCCCAAATCACCGTGCAATGCCTGCAGGTCGGAGCGCAGGCCGCGAAGCTCCACAAGCATCGACGCGAGGTCTGCGAGCCCATTCCCGGTTTCAGGCAATGGGGCGGAGCCCTCCACACCAATGGCGGAGCGCAACGTCATCGGCTGGAATGCCGACTGTGCGGCGGCCGTGACACCCTGCATCCGCTTCGCGATGTCACGCTGCAATGCGGGGGTGGCCTTGTCAATGCCCTCGCTGATGCCGGGCGGGATGTAGCGGCCGACTTCGTCGCGGAACACGCGGGACGGCGAATGGATGCCGAGCGCTTCCTTCGCCTTATCGACCAGTCCGGAAAGCGCGCCCTTGATCTTGTCGTACAATCCGCCGATGGCACCGCTGATGCCGTTCCACAGACCACTGATGAGCTGCGAGCCGGCGTTTTGGAGCAGCGAGCCAGCTCCGGCGAACACGCCCTTGATGGCGCTCACGATGCCCGACACCAAGCCGCCGACCGCTCCGGCCGCGTTGGAAAGAATCGATTTGAAACTGTTCCAAGCTCCCGACCAGTTGCCGTTGATGAGGTTGGTGACCATGCTGATGACACCGGAAATAACGCCGACCACGCCCTGGATTACGCCTTGTATGCCGTTGATGACATCCGACACATATGGGAGCATCGCCTGCACCGCAGGCAACAACGTACCGGTGATGAATCCGATGATTGCGCTCACTACCGAGCCGACCACGCTGATGATGCTCTGGATGACCGGCATCAGCTGTTGGATGATGCCTGTGATGCCCGAGACCGCATCGGTTATGACTGGCACGAGCTGTTGGATGAGCGGCGTGATGGCGGTGACCAGCTGGCTAACGAAATCCATGACCTGCTGGATTACCGGGACGAGCGCGGAGGCGAGCTGGCTGATGACTTGGCCTATCATCGACACGATCTGCGAGGCGACCGGCAGCAGCGCGGCGATGATGTCCGCCAACGGTGGCAGCAGGCTGGACACGAGCTGGCCGATGAGCGGCATGAGCGAGCTGAGCGCGTTCATGAGCGGTTCGATGATCGTCGGGATGAGCGGTGCCAGCGACTGGAGTATGTCGCCGAACACTGGGATGAGCTCCGCGACAGAAGCGGTGATCACCGGCATGACCTGTTTGAACATGTCCTGCAGGCTTTTGCCGAACGCATCGAACGTCGGCTTCATTCCCGCGATCGTGTTCTTGAACAGGTTGAACGCGCCGGTGACCTGCGTGCCGAAGGCGTTGCGCAGTTCCGGCACCGTGGCGATGAGCGTGCCCAACGCTGCGACGACGATGCCGATGGGTCCGCCCAACGCGCTCAACGGGCCGGACAATCCGCCGAGCACCCCGCCGAGCAACGGAATCTTGGACAGCAATGGTGCGATGCCGCCTGCTCCGAGGGCCATGAATGCAGCTATCAGAGGGGCGATGGCGCTCTGCACGGGTTTGAATATCTCGCCGAGCCCGTTGAATACGCTGCCGATGGCGTTGATCGCGTTCTGGAACGGTTCAGGCAGGAGCGTCACCAGATCCGAGAACAGGCTCGGGATGGCTTTGACGACGCTCTGGGCGATGACCTTCACGCGGGGCAGGATGTTCTTCAACGCAGTGCCGATGGAGTCGGCGAGCTGCTGGCTGAGAGCGCCCATGTCGGCGTTCTCGTTGCCCAGTCCGGCGAGCCAGTTCTGCCATGCGGCCTTCATCGAGTTCACGGACCCCTCGATGGTGGTCGCCGCCTCCTTGGCGGTCGTGCCGCTGATGCCGAGGCTCTTCTGCACTCGGCTGATGGCCTCGGTCACGTCGGCGAACGAATCGATGGAAAGGTCGTTGCCTTCCTTCATCACGCCCGGCAGCTTGTTCGCGTCGGCGATGAGCCGCTGCATTTCCGTCTTGGTGCCGCCGTAGCCGAGCTTGAGGTTGTCCAGCATCGCGTAATTGCCGCGAGCAAGCGACTGATACGTCTGTTGGATGGTCTGGATGTCGGTGCCCATCTTGTTGGCGTTGTCCGACATGTCGATGATGGCCTGATTGCCCATCTCTGCGGCCTTGGCGGTGTCCCCGCCAAGCGAACTGACCAACGAGGCCGCGAAGCTCGTGACCTGGTTCATATAGTCGTTCGCGCCGACGCCGGCCGTCTTGTACGCTTCGGCCGCGTACTTCTGCACAGTGCCGGAAGCGCCCTTGAACAGGGTGTCGACGCCGCCGACCGCCTGCTCCCACGTGGCATACGCGCCCAACGCCTGCTTGCCGGTGGCCACCAGCGTGCCGCCGATGGCTGCCACACCTGCTCCGATGGCGGCGACCGCTCCCGTGGCGAGGCCCTTGATATGGGCGACCGCGTTTTGGGCGAGGTTTTTGAACGAGTTGCCTGCGCTGGAGGCGAGGTTGCCGAGCGTGCTGCCGATTGCCCCGGCGGCGGTCTGTGCTCCGGCTGGGAGTTTGGACCATACGGCTCCGGCGGCGGTGGCGATGTTGCCGAAGTAGTTCTTGGCTACGTTGGCTACCGGTGCGAGTTTCTGCCCTACTTTTCCTGCGGCATCTCCGATGGCGGAGCCGATTTTGCCGCCGAATGAGCGGATGGGTGCGGTCCAAGTAGCGACTGCCGTTTTGATGGTGTTGCCGGTTCTGCTTCCCCAGTCGCGAATCGGTTGCGTCCATGCGGTGATTGCCGCGCCGATTGGTTTGGCGATGCCTGACACGGTGGCTGCGATGCTGCCGCCCCAGCCTTTGAGGGTTTGCTGGGCGGCGCTGATGGCTCCCTTGAGTCCGGTTTGGATTTTCGCGCCGACCTGCACGGCGAAACCGCTCAATGAGGATACGGCCTTGTTCGCGAATCCGGCTATCTTGGAGCCGAGCGGTTTCCAAATGGCGTCTACGCCGAGCAGGCTACGCACGAGGCTGCCGAGCGCTCCAGAGAGTCCGGTGAAGGTGGATTGGCCCCGGCTGATGCTCGAGAATCCAGCCGAGAACGAGCTTGCCATCGTCTTCATGGAACCGGATACGGTGTTGGTGCCCTTGGCGAGTTCGTCCTCGGCGGCCTTGAGCGCCTTCTTCGCGTCCGCGAGCCGTTCGGCGGCGTCGTTGGACTTGTCGAGAGCGGTGGCCTGACGCAACTGGGCTTTTTCGAGATTGATGGAGGCGGTCTGCGCCTGAGTCGAATCCGACCCGTATCTGGCGATGGCCGAGTTGAGCCTCTCCTGCGCCTGCTGCACGTTGACCGTGGCCTGACGGTAGTTCAGGAGCGCGGCGCTGGCCTTGGAGGACGCCTGCGCCGCGTCACGCTTCAACGGTTTCAGCACATCGTCGGCGACGCCCCGGGCACTCGAACCGAATGCCTTTTTGAAGCTGCCGCCGAACGATTTGCCGATTTTCGAACCGTTGCCGAACGCCTGGGAGAAACGGTTGGAACCGGACTTGCCGGCCCCCCGCATCTCCTTGTCGACCGCGCTGCGGAAGCCCTTCATCGAGGGGAATATCGACACGTGGCCGGTTCCCACTTCCGATCCGAAAGCCATAAGGCGACTCCCCTCTTAGTTGATGGTTGTTTATCCGAAGAGCTTGCTCATATGCGTTTCGGCCTCGTGGATCTCCTCGGCGGTGGGCTCGTCCGTTTCGGGTTCGCCGTCCACGTCGCCGAGCAGCGTGGAAGCGCCGAGGAACTGCAATACGGTGATGTCGGTGGCGCTCATGGGGAACATGAGGCCGATGAGCGAGGCTCCCGTGTAGGAGGACGGGTCGCCGCACAGCGCCGTGTACAGGTCGATGGCGTCACGGTAGGGGAGACGCCGGCCGAGATCGTGTTCGATGCTCCACCCGAATCGGGCGAAGTCCGCTCGGACCTTTACTCCGTCATCGGAGTTGAGGATTCGGCAGAAGTCGGCGATTTTCCCAGTTCGACGCCCTGTGATTTGGCGAGCGTCTCCCCGTAGTCCTGGATGAGGTTGAACGCGACCTGCATGGGCTCCCTTTCGAGCTGCTTGGCCTGCTCGTCTCCGGCGAACACGGTGAGGATGCGTTTGACCTGGTCGAGGCTGTCGGTGTCGGTGGAAGCGCCGGACAGGGCCTCGAAGTCGGCGATGGAAAGATAGAGAGGCAGCTTGTAGACGGTGCCGCCGGGTGCCAGCGCCCAGTATTCGTTGTCCTTGATGATGTGGCGCACCTTGATCTGCTTGGCGACCTCGGCGAGGGCCTCGGTCTCCTTGGTCTCGTCCCAATCATCGAATTCGGCGATCGATGGTGCCGTGTTCTGCTGCTTTGCCATGATGGTTCTCCTGTCATACGTGTTTCTCCCGTCGTTGGTGTTGGGGCTCCCCGCATGCCGACAGGAGAGAGGTCATGCGGGGAGGGAATCGTTGTCAGGCCGCCGCGTAGGACTGCAGGTAGCGGCTGTTGCCGCCGTCCACGGCGGGATCGAGCTGCCATGTGGCGGTCAGCGAGAGGCCGGACACATCGCCGCGCGTATCCTGCGCCGGCTCGTTGCCGGTGATCTGGATGACGCCGAGACGACGGCGCTTGCGGCCGAACTTGTAGATGGTCTCCTGATAGGCGAACCATTTGGTGTCCTGGATGATGTCCTTGACGTGGTAGACGCCGGTTTCATCGGGCTTTCCGATGGTCATGAGGCGGGTGAGGTCGTTGTCCTCGGCGGCGGTGAACGCGAGCGTCAGCGTCGGGTCGGCGTTGAGCGTGTAGCCCGGCTGGTGGAATTCGGTGGCGTCGTCGCCGTCGCGGGAGTCCTGCGGTGCTCCGTCGCTGGTGATGAGGCCAACTGCGGCGGAGGAGGAGCCGAACACGTCGCCGAGTTCGGTGATCGGGTCCGCCACGCTGGGCGCGATCTGCGAGGCGGTCAGCGTCTTGCCTGCCACATAGGGGGCGACGATGATTTTCGACGTGAGTACGTTCTTGACGGCATTAAGGTCGTTGCCCTGGTTGTCTGCTGTCATTCCATTGTCCTTTCAAAATGAAAAGACCCCGCAACGCATGCAGGGTCTAGGCAAACGGTTAAGGGATTGGTTAGTGTTCGCCGACCGTCGAATATTCGACGATCAGGTAGTAGTGCGCGGTGTCGGAATCGTCGGACACCGGGTATGGGCCGTTGCACGAGGAATCATCCACGGAAACGATTGGCGAGCCCTTGGCGAGGGCGATGGCCGGATGTTCGGTGAGCGTCGCGTAGACGCGACGGGCGAGAGTCTTGCACGGCTTCTCGTCCTGACGGCTCCATCCGTACACGTTCACGCCAATCGAACGGTCGAAATGGCCGAGCCCGTCCGCGTTGCCGCCATCGTCCCGGACGGTGACGAGCGGATACGCGCCCTGATAGTCGGGAGGCTTCTTGCTGCCCACCTGCAAACCATCCACATCGGTGATATGAGTGCGCAGGTAATCACAGAGGAAAGCCTCCATGTCGGGAGGCAGTATCAATGTCATAGCTTCACCGCCTTCAACGCCTTGCGAAGATTGCCGGTCTTGGACTCGACCAGCATGGTCTTCGGATCATGGCCGACCACCATGAAGGTGGTGCGGTGCGCGCGTTGCACGGCCTCGACCTGCAGGCCGTCGCGGTAGGCTCCTGTATCGACGGGCGCGTTGGCCTTGGCCACTCCGAGCGCCTTTTCGGCGGCTCCACGGGTCAGGGCCCTGACGCCGGCCGAGTTGAGGATCTGGTCGAAAAACGCGTCGTTGAACTTGATGCTGGTCTGTCCGCTTCCGGCCATCGGCTACCCCTTCCACTCGGTGAGCTGGACTTCCAATGTGGGCTGCCAGCCGGTAAAGGCGTTGGCATCGCGGCTGGGGAAGCCGCTGACCTCCCACATGCGGCCATCGGCCGGTTCGGGTCGGATACGGTCACCAAGCCGGATGTCCGCGTTCGGGTCGGCCACGGTGAGCACCGCAGTCGACGTGGTCTGCACGTCCAAAACGTCGGGCGTGCGAGTCGAACTGCTCGAAGCCAAAGCTCCTCGCACTTCCAATTCGACGGGTTTCGTCCAGTCCTCGGTGGTCTGCGCGGGATTGTACGGGTCGGGTTTGCGTGAGGCGCGCAGACGCACGAACCGTGTGGCCGCCGGCAGGCCGGAGGCGTTGATGTCATCGATGATGCTCACGGCAATGCTCCCAGCTTGTACCGGTCGAGTTTCGCCAGCTCGTCGGCCATCAGGGTCACGTTGTAGGTGACGCTGCTGCCGTTGACCGACTGGGATTGGACGATGCCGGCGGCTGCGCTGCTGGCCCGTTTCGCCGCGTTGATGAGCACCCCCTGTACATCCGGCACCTCGTCCGGCGCATAACCGGCGTGGATGCGGTAGCGTATCGTGGCCACGCCGGCCGGGAAAACGCCGGCGGTGCATTCCACCAAACCCGTGGCGGGGTCGTAGGCGTAGTGCAGCCGGTTGCCGGCGATATCGGTCAGCTCATCCACCGACGTGACATGGCGTGCGGGGAGGCGAATCACCTTGCCTCCCCGCGAATTGACCACGCCCGACAGTTCGATGTTCGGCGTGATATGCCAGCCGCACGTGCGACGGATGGCCGCCTGCGCCGCCTTGACCCAGAATGTCCCGTCCGCGTCGAACACTGTCGGATCCTGGATCATGTCGGGGATTGCCCCCGTGGAGGATACGACGCTCATAGCCCCTCGCTTTCGATGGTTGCGATGCTCGGGTCTGCGATTCGGGCCGTGAACTCCTGTGACGCTTCGGCTGGGAGGACTGACACCTCGAGTCTCGCCGTCTCGCCGACCCTCATCGCGAGGGCGTCGGGTGTGACGGCGATACTCTCGGCGTCAGGCGTCACTTCGAGGCTTTTCCCAGTGCGACCTTGACGAAAGCCTTCGGATACTTGACCTGCAGGGCGAGGCGTTCCTTGACACGGAACGTGATCTTGTCGTTCGTGAAGTCGCTCTCATGGCTGTTGGTGGATTCGACGGTCAGGCCGCCCTTGCGGTAGATGGTGCCGCCTGCCTTGAACGCGCCGACGAGCACGGTGCCCTTGGTCATCGCCTCGGTCACGACGGTGCGCAGTCCCCACAGCGGCGGGTTCTGCATGATGCCGCCGTTGCCGTACTGTCCGGCGAAGAAACCGCCACCGAAGTACTGGCCGTTCGCGTCCTTGGACAGGCGGATGGCCTGATAGTCCGCCGGATTGATGACCACGGCGTCGGCGGAGAAGCCGGTCGCGGTGGCGATATCGGTGGTGGCCGCGAAGATGCGGTCGGGGTCGGAATCGTTGGCCTGCGCCTTGGTCTGGATTTCGCGGTTCAGAATGCCTTTGAGATTCGGGTCGGTGCCGTTGCCGGACAGGAGCTGAATCTCCTCCTGCAGCTTCAGGTTGTATTGGGCGTGCTGGTTGATCTCGGACACGACGAAAGGCAGGTCTTCCGCCATATCGTCTGTGATCTTCCACCATGCGGCGATCTCGTGCAGGCTGTCGGACACCCAAGACGGATCAGGCATGTGAATCTGCGGCTTCTGCTCGCCTTCGGCGACGGTGGTAGCGTTGCCTTCGAACGCGCCGTAGACCGGGTATTTGATGGTGGTGCCGCTCATGGTGCCGGACGCGAAAAGGTCGGCGATGACGAGCGGACGCTCATACGGCCATACGCCGTTCTGGTCGGTCTGGGTGAGATACGGCGCGTAGGCTCCGGACGCTCCGCCTGTGGCCTGAGTGTCGGAAGCGGCCTTGAATTCCGGAGTGGAGAACAGGCCTCCCTTGGTGGCGAGCACGCTCAAGCCCTTCTCCTGCAGGGACTTGACGTAGAAGTCACCGAGGGTCTTCGCCTCGACGCCCTTATGCTCGGTCTTCGAGGTTCCGGCGAGACGGTCGAGTCCTTCTCCGGCTTCCTTGAACAGGTCGATACGCTCCTGCAGCTTCTTCGCCTCGGCGTAATGCTGCTTGAGCTCCTCCTGCTCCTTTTCGGTGATGTTATCCATTCCCTTGGCGAGGATGGCCTGTGCCGCCTTCTTCTCGACGGCGAGATTGTCCATGAGATTCATGGCACTCCTTTCGGTTAATGTTCCAGCGAGAAGAAGTCGCTGATGGTTTGGTATTCCTTGGCCCACTGCGGGTCAAAGCTTTTCTGGTCTTTCTTCTTCGGGTCATCCGTGGAATCGTCCGGCTGGTCGCTGGAATCATCCGTGGAGTCATCGGTGTCGTCGTCCGGCTTCTTGTTGTCGGAATCGATGCCATCCAAGACCTCGTGCAGACTGTCCAACGCGGCACGAAGCTTGCTCTCGTTGGAAGCGCTGATCGCGCGTCCGCTTTTCACCTCAAGCACCTCGGCCCCCTGATTCGCGGCAACCTGCACGAGGGAGATTTCAAAGAGCTTCACCTGGCGGATTTCACGGTAGCCGTCCCAAGCGCTCTTACCGTCCTGCACGAAAGCAGTCTCCTCGGCGATGTATCCGATGCTCATCTGGTGGATGAGCCCGCGTTTCAGCAGGTCGTATGCGCGCTTGCCTTCCGGCAGACCAAGGTCAAGGCGGGCCGTGACCAGCAGGCCATGCTCGTCCTCCACCGCGCTCAACGTCTCGCCGATGATGTCGGTGGGCTTGTTGTCCTTGTGCTGCCAGTGGATCGGGATGCCAGCGCCGGAACCGTGGAAATCGTTCCGCAAAGTGTCGGCGAAAGCGCCCTTGACGATCACGTCATCGTACAAGTCCTTGTCCCACGTCGAGGCGTATCCGCTGAACACGCCCTCGCCTTGGCTGTTGTCGAGGGATTTCAGTTCGAAGCCCTTGAAATCAAGCCTCATGATGTTTCCTCCTTGGTGAGCGCGTCCCACTCGGCATGGAATTGCGCGTCATACCGATAAAGCCGTTTAAATTCGGCGAGCATGGCCTTAGCGTCCTCGCCGTTGACCGGATTGTTCTGTTGCGCGTTCTGCGTCCTGCCGCCGTCCTGCGGGCTTGGCTGTCCGCCCTCGCTGACGTTCAGCGGGGTGATGAGCTGGTCGCCGCCATGAACGCGAGGCATGTCAAGAATCTGACGTGCCTGATTCGTGGTCATGAACGGCCTGCCGGTAGCAGTGCTGAGCGCCTGATACTGTTCGGCCGTGGTTCCACGTAGTTTCGCGTCAACGTTGGCCTTGATGTAGCAGTCAGGCTCGCCCACGGCCTCGGGAAGGCTCAGATTCAGCGCCTCTTCCAATGCCACGATGTATGGCATCAGCTCAACATTCCACAATTGCTCTTTGAACGCGCTGATGTTGGAATTGGTGCCGGTTCGGAAGCCGACGTTTTCCGGCGAAATCTGGAAGGCATTGCACACCGCGATATTGATACGGTCGCGCGCCTCCAAATCGTTCACGTCCACCGGTTTGAAGACATTGTCCAAAGGGCGCATCTCCATGCCGTCCTTCAGGACAGGCCAGCCACCCTCACGGCCACCATTCTGAATGAAATTACGCAATCCATTGGCGAAATCGTCGTAATCATCCTGCGACAGCCACGGCATCTCCTTCGGCCGGAAGACGTAGCCACCGGCCTGCATGCCGTTCTTGGCGATGCCACGCCGGTAATTGGCCATCGCCTTCGCCTCCGCCAAGAGCGGACGAAGCACGTTGGTCATACTATCGCCGAACTGGAGGCCGGAGATGAAGCCGACGTCCAAATGCACGCGAGGATCAGGCAGATCGAAATGCATGGCCTGCTGACTGTCCATCGTCAGCAGATTCACGCCGGTAATCTCGCCGAAAGCGTTGCCGGAAAGCTGATAGCAGTCCGACGGTATGCGCCTGAGTGTGAAACGTCCACCGTTCACGCCTAGGAGCATGAGCCACCGGTCATCGAGCAGCATGTCACGAAGCAGCGTGCTGATGAAACGGTAGCGGGTCATTCCAGGAAGAGGAGAAGGACGCTTCATCAAATCGGCAAGAGCGCCGTCGGAGACTTCCTCGGCATCCCCATCGGCGTTCTTCCGATACACCTTGAATGGCAGCGAGGCGATGTTGCGGGTGATGAAGTCCACCACGACACGCACCGCATACTCCCTGCAGTAGGCGCCGGACGCGTACCCGTAAAAGTCCATGTCGGACGGCCAACTGTCGCCGTTGGCGAGTGGAATGCTTGTCGCTGGCGTCGGATGTGCGTCTGCCTCGGCCATCTTCATGCCGATAGCTGCTGCGTTATTGTGGAGGAGCCGGTCAAGGAATCCCATCAATACTCCCCTCTTTGTGAAGAATCTAGAATCTGACCCTCACGCCTTGCGAGGGCTCGTATTTCGGTTTAAGCGTTTCAGCCTGCATGGTCTCCAACGCGTATAGCGCCTGCGATTCGGCCACTAGGCCGCTGATCTGCAATGCGGACTTGGTGCGGTCCCACACCTCGACTTCGCCTAGCCTTCGGGACACGGCCACGGAAACCTGCTGTTCGATGGCGGGCTGCGGAAGATGCCGTAGCTTGCCCTCGCGCACGCGGTCGTGGAAGCGGCCGCAGCACGCGCCCAGCCGGAAGCCTTCGATGAGATGCACGTTCCAGCCTTTTTCGGTGAGTGGATCGATGAAGTCCACTGCCGGACAGCCCTTGCCCTGCACGGCGATCTCCGTGACATGCGGCCAACGCTCCTGCAAAAGGTCAAGATAATGCGGCACCCACAGCATGCCGTCACGGCGAGCGATCAACTCCACGTGCGGCAACCCGTCCGCACGCATTCCGGCAGCGGCCACATACGTGGTCTTCCTGTCCGCGCTCGTGTCCACGGACAGCACCACTCGATTCTCGTCCGGAATCGTGGAACGCGAGTCGATGCCGCTGGCCCACATTTTCGGGTTGATGAAAGGAATGATGTCAGCCGTCACCCACTGGCACAGGACCTCGGTGCGGAAAGCGGCCTCGGTCATGCCGTCAATATCGGAACGAACCGACATGACGGTCATCGGACCGTAGCCGAGCGACGGATTCGCCTGCCGGATAGCGTCGGCATCATCCACCGGACACTTGTCAGGCGCAGACCACTCGAAATATCCGAAGCTGCCATCCTGTTCGCCGGACAGGAACACGTCGGCCGGATCGCCACCGTCGGCGCTCAGACGAGTCCACTCGTCAACAAGCTTACGACCCTTGTCCACCTGCTTGCGCAATGCCACGCTGCGATAGTCGCCAGCGTTGGAAATGCCCCACAACTGGCTCGACCAGACGGCCTTCGTGGTCTGGCTGACGGCATTCCAGCCATCGTCCGTATGCTGCTCACGCAACTCGTCGAACACGACGCGGGCGGCGCTCTTCGCGCGGATGTTCTTATCGGCGCGGACGATATACCGAGCCTTGCTCCTCGTGATGATCGCTTCCTCGCCGTTGGTGTTGACGAATTTCTGCGTCATCGCGGCGAGATCGGGAATGACCAGATCCTCTTCCTCATCGGTAGAAGGCTGAGGATTGCACCACTCCTTGACCTGATTGTACGGGCCTTTCGCATTGTCCAACGTCTGCGCGGCACCGACCACCAGAAATTTAACTGGCGGCACACGGTCGGGATGCTTGTTCGAATCGACGAACAGCCACCATGCGGCCAAAACGCCCATCAGCGTGGTCTTGCCATTCTGACGGGCCACAAGCACAATCACCTTGCGAAAACGGTAACTGCCATCCTCCAGCAGCTCCAAGGCATGCACCAGCAGCCACTGCTGCCAAGGATAAAGATGCACGTGCAGCATGATCTCCGCGAACGCGATCACCGAGAACCCATTCGAGGTCTCCTTCGTCAACGGCCTGAGCGGCGGCGTGAAGATGCGCGGCAGGGTCACACCATGCCTCTCATCGTCGATGGCACCGAAAACCGTAAGACTCTCAGACGCCATCGGACACCTCCTAGCCGAAACGCTTCATGAAATCATCCATCTGCACGACCTTGTCACTCTTACGCGCCTCGGCCTTCGGCTCAGGCTTCGGCTTCGCCGGACGCCCCACCTTAGCCGGAGCATCCACCGTCAAACCAAGGCTCTGGCAATACTTGAGAAAAGTCGGCAATGAGACGTTATCCAATTTCCCGTGCTCATCAATGAAACCCGTCTCGCGAACCGAATCAATCCGAGCCGCAAGCACGCGAGCAGCGGCAACCACCGCCGAATTCACGGCCTTGAGGTCGGTATTCTTCAGCGAACGCTCCAAAGCCTCCGCCACCGAACTCTTCGGAAATTTCGCAGCCATGAAAAACGCCTCCTTCGCGCGCGACCCGTCAACAAAAAACATCATCGGGGAGAGGAAGACCAACCACGCGGGCAGTGGGTCGGTTCGGGGTGGTTTTCAGGATTCCACCGCCCCTACCCCCGTCGGGGTTGGTTTCGAATGCTGTTTTGAATGCTTTGACTGCGTTTGTGAATCGTGTGATGAGTTCGTCTGTGCTTGGTGGTTTTGGAGTGATGAGTGTGGTGTATCCGCCGCCGACCTTGAAGGTGTTGACCTCGGTGTGGGTGACTTTGACTGGAATGTTGACGGTGAATGAGCCGATTGGGAATGTCTTGTCGCTGATTGTGGCGCTGAGCTCTAGTGTGACTGGCTGCTGTGGCATCATCGCCTCCTTGCTCATGCTGTCTTGATCCATTGTCTGCTTAGTGTTCCGATTGGCGCTGGCGGGTCACTGTTGCCTCTGAGTCGGTTGCAGCTGGTGTGGCTTGGTTTGAAGCCTGCCGGGTCGAACTGCAGCTCGGGGCGCTTCGAGACGGGATAGAGGTGATCCAGATTGAATGAGTCATCGCTCGTGTTCTTCGTCGCCTCGTAGTCGATTGGCATTCCGCAGAGCCAGCAGACTGCATGGCTCGCCTTGCATTGGGCGAAGAATGCGGCCTTGTCCTTCTCGAATTGGCGTGTGGTCTTGCGTGTCCGTCCGACCATGAATCGTCTACCTTTCGGCATGTTGCGTTCATTCGACTTGCAAAACTATAGATATTATGTTACTATAGTTATATCGGCCAATGAAAGGAGGTGAACATGAAATGGACGGACATCGTAAGCGCCATCAGCTCGGTGGTGAGCAACATCATCGCACTGGCGGCGCTGGTCATCTCGCTCAGAAGGCCACCTAGGCACGGCAGATGACAAGAGGGTTCCGAGCACTCCTATTGCCCGGAACCCTCCGGTTCCATCCTATTTCATGACCACTATGAAGACAAGCACCATATTCGCGGCATGCGGCATCATATGCGGCCTGACGTCGGCTACGCTCGGCTTCGCCGGAAAACCATGGCAGGCCGGACTGTTCGGACTCGCCGCGGGCATCTGGAGCATCGCCACACTCCTCATGGACAGAAGGGGCGGCAATGACGACTGAATACCTCGGCGTCAAGCAGGTCGCCGAACGACTCGGCATCACCAGCGGCGGCCTGCTCAACCTCAAACTCCCCGAACCCGACGCGACCATAGGGCGCACGCGCGGCTGGTTGCCTGAGACCATCGATGAATGGAACGCCCAACGTCCGGGACGTGGTGTCGGCGGAGGAAGGCCACGCAAGAACAAAGCATAGATACGCGAAAACCCAGCCACTTGAGCTGGGTTTTTCGACACTTCTGCCACTGCATATTATGGCAACACTAAGCCATAACTGTCAAATCAGCGGGTCCGATGAGCAGCCGGTACACGTCGCAGTAGGCGTATCCGTCCGCGTGACGGAAGAGCTTGTCGCGTTGCCCCCACATGGTGATGGTCTTGCGACTGACCTTGATGCCAGCCTCGGCGAAAGCCTTGGCGATGTCGGCGGCGGAACCTCGCTTGGAGTCATCCCAGCACAATGTCTTGAGCCTGCGCAGTTTCACGGTCTGCGCTCGCTGTTCGCGCCCGCATACGGGGCATGTGACCCACTGGTCGTTGGCTCCTGCGGTGAGCATGGTATCGCATAGTTCGCAGGTACCTATCTCGCGGCGTTGCTCCGGCGGGTCCAGCGCAGTATCAACCTTGCGGGCGATGTCGTTGATGATGTGCATGTAGAAGCCGGCATCCGCGAACGTGGCAAGGCGTGCATGACCGGCGCATGCGATGAGCGTGGCCGTCAAGTCCTCGTTGCGTCTGTCTTTGCGCCAGTCGAGTGCGTCGATGCCGTCGAGGCAGCGCCATAGTTCGCGGGCCGTCGCGTCGAGCATGTCAATCAGGTCGAGCACGTCCAAGCGTATCGGCGTCGGGGGAGTGGCCGTCTGGATGCGCACGGGCGAATGCCCTCCCGGATGCAATGTCGCGTCGAGGCTGTCATGCAACGGCGTGACATCACGCGCCAAGCGCAGGAGCGTGCCGGCGAAGCGCAGCTCGCACGTCGCGCACACTGAATACCCCTCTTCGGTCATCGTCTTGCAGTTCTGACAGTTCACATTGAGCCCCTTCCGGCTGGTCGGCTAGAATAATGATTGGATCTCATCGCCCTGGCCGACCACGGTTGGGGCTTTCTCATATTTGAGCCGCGAATACGGCATATTCCAGATGCGTTTGAATTCGGCTATCTCCTGTTTCGACAGTCTCGGCCCGCCCCACGGTTTGCCCGGCGGACGGTCTCTTTTCGGCGGCGTGAACGGTTTGACGCTCACCCGAGCCAAATGGCACGTGTGACCGGCGAGGTATTGGCCGTCCGGCCTGATGCCCGCGCTACCGCTCACGCTGCGCAACAACGGGTGGCCGACGGAGGGAAGCCACGTGACGCGCGTCAACGGGCGGCCGAGGATTATCGCCACGGTCAGGTCGTCACCCGCCACACACCCGTAATCCCACGACTCCCACACGGTTTCCCGATCCTCGATGACGTACAGGCCGCACCCCTCGCAGACGGTGACAACGAGGGGACTCGTTTTCGGGATGAACGCGCGAAGCCATGCTGGTTTGCGTTCACGGGCGCGTGGCCTGCTCACTCCTCCATTGCCTTTCTTCTTGCCGCGTCGAACGCGATTCTGATGATGTTCTCCAACCACGCGCCGGGGAGCGTGATGAACTTTCGGGTTTCGGCCATGGCGGCGGCAATCTCCTCTTCGGTGATTCCGCGTGACGCTCCGGCCTTGTATCCTCGTCCCCACGCCCCACTGCAGGCCACTGTCGATGTACGACGGGTCACGCTGCTTCTGCGCCTCGATTTCACTGCTGATGATGCTCATTCGTTTCCCCCCGTTTCGTTGTTGATTGCCGTTTCGATTCGTATGCACAGGTCGAGCGCCTCCCGCCAGCCGGCCTGGTAGCCGAGCACATACGCCTCTGCCGGCGACTCGCTGCCCAATCCCGCTGAGGCCAGTGCGTTGAGCGCCCGTTGAATCACGTCAATCGGTTCGGCCATGGGTCAGTCCTCCCATTTGATGTCCTGGATTTCATGCAGCACCGCTTCGCAGGCGGTGATGAGTACGCTGAGCATACGGCGGCCGTGATGTCCTCTCCGGTCGAGGTTGAACAGGTCGGGACGGCCTTGACTCCACTGGTCGATGCTGATGGAGGCGATTGGGATGGTTTCGACCAGATTGGTGTCAGCATCCTCGCAGAGGTATTGGATGGTGACGGATTCTTTCATGCTTTCTCGCTTTCGGTCGTGTAACAGTTCGCGTCGAGCCAGTCGGCGATGGTTCGAAAGTCCTTGGCCCACTGAATCCGCGTCTGGCGTTCCCGCTCGTCCTTGGGGATTGGCTTCGGAATGTCAAAATCGAGTACCGAGTATTCGGATTGTTTTAGGAAATGGCTGCGGGCTGGTCTGCCTCGATGCTGAGGGACTTGCCTGTAGTTGACGATTTGGAGGATGTGCAGCATCTCCAATGCCTTGGCCGGGTCGAAGTTCGGAGTGTCGGGATTGTCGTCGAACCGCTGACGCAGCTCGGGCACTGTGCCTTCGCCGTTGCCGAGTTCCCATGCGGTCTCTTCGATTTGCTCTCTGAATGTGAGTGACATTTTGGGCTCCTTTGGTTTGGGAAAATCTAGTGTCGTTGAGGGGTGTTTTTGGTCTTTCCGGAGGGGCGAGCCGTAGTTTTTCCCACACCCGGACACACACGTAGTGTGTCCGGGGAGTGTGGGGAAAAACTAGACTCGATGGCTCAGTTTTTCCGGGAAAAACTCGGAAAAACTGGGAAAAACGGGAAAAACTAGATTTCGAGGTGGTTTTCGTCATCCAATTCACTCGCCTCCTCCCTGCTCATACGGTCCACATAGGCGTCGGATTTCGGGTCGTCTATCTGCCGGTACGGTCGGACGGATTTGAATATCGAACGATTGTTGCGTCCGGAGCGGTTCGAGACGAAACCCTCCTGCAGGAGCAGGCTCACGGCTTTGCTCATGACGGCGGTGCGCGCTCCGGAACCGTCTTCCTTCAGTGCCTTGAACAGTTCGGACTGGTTCGATTCTTCGAGTGAGTCCTCCAGCATGCGGCTGATGCGTTCCATCAGTCCGGTGGGTCGGAAGTCGTCGCGTTTCGCCTGTCGGTCTTCGCTGGGCATCATGTTGGGTCGTGCGATGGTGACGTGCATGAGTTTCGGGTTCGTGCTGTTGATTTCGATGCGTGCGGCTTCGCGCAGGTGGCTGCCGTTGCTGCTCCAGCTGACGGCGCAATGCTCCTCGATCTCGCTGATGCGGTCCTTGCCTGATTTGATGACGATGGTGCCGCGCACGCCCTTGCCGACTGGTTTGGTCATGTCCACCGAGTAGCTGATGCCGTCGATGAGTGCGAGTTTCTGCATGCTGCCGCCGGCGTAGCGGCCCCGGTTGTCCTTGCTTTTGACGACGTGGTCGATGAGTACGACTGCTGGCCCACAGGCGCTGATGAGTCGTGGCATGGTGTTGTACCAGGCGGCGATGTCGTCACCGCTGTTGCTGTCGAGGCCGGCGTAGGCGAGGCAGCTGGTGACGCCGTCGATGATGGCCAGCGTGGCCGTGTCCGCGTAGTCGAGGGTTTCCTTCCAGCCGTCGAGGCTGGTGGGGCTGCTCGGCTTGGCGCTGGGCCGCACGTAGTGTAAATGCTGCACGATCTGTTCGCCGGTCACGCCGAGCAGCAGGAGACGCTTGACGACGTTTCTGGCGGAATCCTCATAGTCGATATAGATCACGTCATGTCCCTGTTTGAGTTCCTGGGCGGTGGCGATCTGGGCGATCATGCTTTTGCCGCAGCCGGGTTCGCCGTGCAGGTCGTTGACCGCGCCCCTATAGAAGAGGCCTTGGCCGTCCTCGCGTTGGAACACGGTTGGCGTGGGCGGCAGTTCAACGCCGGACGCCAACTGGGTGAGGTCCTCGAACCGCCAACTGGAGGAGGCGTTTTTACTTGCCTCGTGACTTTCCATTGAACCGTTTTGAACCGATGCGACGGGTGTTGAACCGGCTTGAACCGGCATTGTTCCAGTGTTTTGAACTGCTTCCGGGTGACTTTCCTCCATTTGACTCGCAGCCACGTTTTGGGTGAGTTCGTCGAACTCGCCGGGCGTCATGCGTTCGATTTTCGACTGCTCGCACGGATCCACATGCGATTGCACGCCGTTGACTTTCTCCATCGCGCCACTGAGAATGCTGGCCCATTCGCGCGCCGCCTCACGCTCCTTGCCTTGACGGTCGGGGGCCACCTCGGCGATGAACCGTGGCTTCAATTGGCTGATGGCGTCGAGCGCTCCACGATGGCCTTCCTGCGCGAAGTTCACCAACGCCCAGACGGCCTGCAGCGTGGTGTCATGCCTTGAGCCTTTGGAAGCGGGGTTGGCGAGCGTCTTGTTGAGGAACGTGTTGACGGCCTTGCACATGCGGTCGTCGTATTCCCTCGGATTCGAGGGGGTTAAAGTGTTCGAATTCGAACACTTTAATTCCTTCGGGTTCGACATATTGTCGGGCTTGCGCAGATAGTCCACCCACTTCCATGGCAGTGTCGCCAGATCCGAGATGTGGGGGAGTGTGCTGGCGAATGCGCCGCTTGGCGTGTACCAGCAGTACATTTCGCCGCTCGGGTGGATCGACGGCCAGACCACGGAATACCGGTGGCCGGGCTGCAGGATGTCCACCCCCTCGATGGCTCCGCCCTTCCAGGCGAGCCCTTCGGGCACCTTGTAGAACAGGTGGCGTGCCGGCGAGTCGATGCCGTGCGCCGTGCTGCTCCACGTGGCCGGAAGCATGCCCAGTTCCTGAGAGAGCTCGCTGATGCCTTTCACGCCGTCCGCCTTGACCTGATGGCCCTGCGCCGCGTCGATGTCCAATACGAGCACGCCTTCGGGGATGACGATACCCGTGTTCGCGTTCGGGTTGGCTTGGCTCCACAACTGTATTTGTTCGTCGGTGACGGGCTTGCGGCTGCGCCCCGTGAACCCCGCCGGCGGCGGGGTCTTGCGTCCCTCGGGCAGGGGGATGACCTGCATCCATCCAGCAGCACGGTACATGGGTGCGGCTGCCGTGTATCCGTAGATGTCGGTCATTCCTGGAACTCCTTTGACGTGACGTGAATATGTGTGGTGCCGTGCACGCCTTTGCATTCGTGCGGGCCGCTTGGATACGGCTACGGCGGTCGGGACTGGTATCAGTCCTTGTCGGAATCCTTGCTCTTGTTCCAGCCCAGGAGCACGAGCCTCACGCTCATGAGCTGCAGGCTTTCCGAGTCGACGTCACAAAAAACCGGCCTGGTCGGAGGCGAGGGAATCCATGTCCTTCACCAGTTCGATCCACTGGTTCTGCAAATGTTTCAGCAGTTCGTCCATTAGAATTCACCTGTTTCCGGCATCTGTTCGGAGCCGCCGTGGTTCTGGGGTTGAGCCTGGTCGGTGACGGCGGTGACCGCTTCGACCGGCACGCCCAACAGGGCGGCGATCTCCTGCGGCGGCTTACCCATGGCCTTCAGCTGGTTGACCTTCATCGGATCCACCTGTGGTTGGCCGAGCTGCACCGGCTGAGCGGGTTGCGCCTGTGCCGGCGGGTTCCATGGGTCGACCGGAGCCGGCGCATATCCCTGATTCGGGGCCTGCTGGGGCTGCTGTGGCGCGTACTGTTGCTGCGGGTATGTCGGCTGGGCTTGCTGCATGCCGGGCTGCTGGGGTTGGCTGCCGTTCACGAGACTGTTGACGCTGGAAGCGGGTTCGATGTGGAATTCGAACACTTTCGGCGGCTGGGGCGCGTCGCCCCGCTGGCCGAGACCCACGAACCGTTCCGTGATGGTGTCGCCCAGCTTCGGGATCTTCACGCCCGCCTGACGGCAGGCCTCGCGAAACGCCTTGAGCTGGATGCCCCAGCCTTTGATCCAGAGAGAACGGCGGCCGTCGTCGTCATCCACGCTCGGGTCGCGCAACTGGGTCTGGATGATGACGTGGATCTGCTCCTTCGGGCGTCCGTCGTTCCAGAAGGCGGGCTGCTTGGTCTGGAAGTCGTTGACCTGCGTGGTCTCGATTTTTTCGATGACGCCGGTCACCGAGTCTCCGGGCTGGCTGTTCGCGCCGAAGTACGCTTTGGCGCTGTTGCCGGCGAGCAGGTCGCCGAGCGAGCTTAACTGGGCGGGCTGTCGTTGGGGCTGCTGGTAGCCGTAACCCTGCTGCGGGTAACCGTACTGTGGTTGTGGTTGTCCGAACATTGTCGTGTTCCTTTCGTTGTTTTTACTTGGTGAATTGGTATTCGGATTCGATTAGGGGGATGAGTCGGAGCCACTTGTCGGGCACGTCCGGCCATGGCTTTTCGTCGAATTCGGGGAGCGCGCTCATGTCGGGCCAGACCCGGCCCTTGCAGGAGAAGCACTTGTCGGGGCCGGCTGCGGGCAACTGTTTGATCCAACTGTCGCGCACGTCGGGGCCCTCCGCCTGCTCCACGCAATCCATGAGATTGACGAGCAGTTGGGCGCGGCTCAACGCCCACTTGCCGGGCTCCGGATCAAACCTCGTCTCCCAGGGCAATGCGTCGCCGAGACTGGTCTTGTTGCGGGGCAGGAAGTAGATGCAGTTGCGTTCCACCCGCTCGCCCTCGTTCTGCAGTCCCATGCCGTAGAGCGAGGCCTGCACCCGATACTGCTGGCTGGGGCCGTGCGCCTTGACCTTCGTGACCGTGGTGTTGCCGACGATCTTCCAATCGATGGTGCTATGGGTTTTGCGATCCCACAGGTCGATCGAACCGGTGACGTCATAGCCGCCGTGCAACCCCTGCAACCGGCCTACGGTGACGCGATATTCGCTGCGCCAGCGCTCCACGAGTTCGGTCACGTTGTCCTCGCCCGTATAGGGGAATTGGAACGCCGGCTCCCCGTTCAACTCCTGGAACATGGTTTCGAAATGCGCGTGGACGCATGTGCCGATGAACGGCAGCCAGCCCGGGGAGCGACGCTCCGGCCAGCCCGCCAGTTTCGCGGCGAGGCAGTGCACGCAGTCCGTGCCCAGTTCGGACGGGCCTATCTTACGCTGCAGTTCGCGCGGAGCGTTGGCGATATCCGCTTCGATGAGCTGGCGAATCTCCGGCCACAGTTGCGGCTCCTCCACGGTGCCGATTTTGGTTTTCGGAGTGACTGGCGGCTTGCCCATATCGGGTGCCGACTGCGTCATGGGCGGTATGTCCACGGGGATCGCATCACCCTGTTGGGCTTGTGCGACGGCGAGAATGGCCTCATTCATGCTCACGGGTTTTCACCTCCTTGAGAAAGTCGTTGATCTGTTTCTTGATGTCCGCCAACGCGGTCCGGTTGAGCCGTGTGATGACCACCGCCTCGTTGACGTTGTCGAAACGCAGCGTGTAGGTGCCGTCATCCGCCGGCATGATGATTACCGGTACGCTGCCGAAGGTCATCGAATGAACGTCTTTGAATCCCTTGCCCTGCGCCTCCAATTCGCGCGTCGCCTTGTGGATGCGTCTGGCGACGGTGAGGCCCAGCTCGTCGAGCCGTTCGGAGCGGATGACGTACAGGTCGTCGGTCAGCTCGTTGCCGTCCTCGTCACGCAGGTCGTAGTCGGCGATAACGCTTGCCACGATCTGGGCGATGCCCAGGCTGGACAGTTCCGCGCTCATGAGACCACCACCATAGGCTTGCCGCTCATCGCGTAATCGGCCACCGCGTCCGCCGACAGCAGCTTCTCCAACTGGCTGAGCGGCCGCGGCCGCAACTGGTAGGCTCCGGGATACTTGGTGGCCGGGTAGGCTTTTTCGAACGTGCAGGCGTTGATGCGGCGCGCGCCCGGCTTGACCTGCACCTTCAGGTTGCCGGCCTGGTAGGTGCCGACCGGATGCGAGTCGAGAATCAGGGATTTGAGATTGTCGATTTCCTCCTGCCGGCTGGCGATCTCGGCCTGCAGTTCGACGATGCGCGCCGCCTGCGCCTCGAACAATCCTTGGCGCAATTCCCCGTCCGGGTTCACGGCCTCTGTGTTTTCAATGGTTGATGAAGTCATTTGATGTGCCTTTCACGATGATTTGGGCGTAGGTGGGATACCACGCCGTCTGATGCTTGGTCTGGTTCGTGTGCCGGTTGCAGCAGGTGACCGCCTCGTCCAGTCCGGTGGGCTTGCCGAGCGGCCCGCATGTCCTGCAACGCGGCATCCAAAGACGCCGGTCAGGCATCATGCCTGTCCTCGGAGGTGAGTCGCAGTCCGGCGATGACCTCCGCCGAAGCGTCCGGGTTGCGCAGCAGCTTCGATATGGCCGCGCCTTCCTTGACGGTCAGTTGGGCGATGGCGATGGCCGACGTGACGGCCGTATGCTGCTCGTTGGTGAGTATGATCTTGTCGGACAGCAACAGTTTGGTGGCCTTGTCGATGAACGTGGATGCGGCGTTCGTGATCCCGTTCGCGGTCGGCACCAGGGCCGCCAGTTCGAAGCTCAGGTCCTCGTCGGATACGAGCGCCTGTTGCACCATGCGTGGCTCGTTGATCGGCTTGCTCATGATTGTTCTCCTTGCTTGTTCGGCTCCCATTCCGGGAGCGGCTTGATACGGATAGAGAGGTGCGGCTCGTACTCGTGCCCGCAACACGTGTAGGGGTCGCCGCTCTTGCGCTTCCGGTAGCGGCCCTTCGACCCGTAGACCCATAGGTCGGGCATCCGCTTGCTGGCGTGGGATTCGACGACCTGCGCGTCATCCACGTAGGCGACGCCGTTCAATGAATCCAAAACCAGCTTCAACAGGTTGTCGAGGTCGGGCCGACCCCTATGGCTCATCCAGAACTCCGCCTCCAAGCGCACGGGGCATTGGAACGGTTTCGTCTGCGGGTATTTCAACCGGAATTCGGCGAACAGGCGTTCCTCCGCCCTGACGGTGCGTTTCGGGGTCATCGCGTGCCCGTTGTAGACGCGGGGACGCCCCTTCGGCACCGGGTCGCCAGGCAGGCAGAGCGTGAACTCACTTGGCTGTTCCATCGCCACCCCACTTCAACAGGATTCCCACGAACATGAGCGGCAATACGACAGCCAATGCGAGCGAGCCGGTTATCATCCACTGCGGCGTGCCGACCGGGCTGGGGATGCGACTGTGCGTGCCGGCGAAACCGACCAGCCACCCCTCAGCGAACGTGAGAGCCAGCAGCATGGCCGATTTCTGCCCGTCCGTTAACCTCGGCCGGGGTCGGCGCATGCGACGCTTTTTGCGTAATGCTTCGATGCTCATTTCACGGCCCTCGACTTCTCCATGGTCACGATGCCGGCCAGGTCCACCACGTCGGATTCGACCTGCAACACCTTGCGCATGATCTTCAGGTCGCCCTGCATGTAGGCGTCATAGCCGATCTGATGCGCCACGTCGAACAGGTCGCCCAGCATGTCCGCATACCGCTGCCACTTATCCGCCTCGGACTGCGGTTCGGACTGACGGGTCTCCCCGTCCAAATCCTTCTCCAATTCGACCTCTCCCTCGTTCAGGAGCCGCTCCATGAGCTCCTTCAACGACATGTCCTCGGGAACCTCGACGCCGATGGCGTGGACTCCGCTAATCTTGTTGTTTGACATCACTTGTCTTCCTTTCAATGTGATTGGTGATGTTGGTGCCGGCGCAATACCTTGGACAGTGCAACGCCGACACCGCTTATTTCTTTTTTCTCCCGGCATTGGGGCCGGGAAACCTTTATTTGCCGTAGACCAGTTCCTTGCGGGTGATGGCGCATTTGTTGTTTCGGTAGTCGATGACCTCGCGTGGATCCCACACCAGCCGACGGCCGATACGCTTCGGGGCCGGCGGGTATTTCCCGCCCCACCGGTCGTAGCAAGACCAGATGTAAAGAGTGCTCTTCGAAAGATTCAGGAATTCCGCCACCTTGCCAATGGGCCAACCGTCCTGTGCTTCTATCTGCTTGGACATGATTCACCACGCTTCTTGGCGAGCAGGCCGCGCCAGTCCACGGTCGACGCCCACTCGAATACCCGCAGGTAGTCCGCAAAAAAAAACGCGGAGAACATCGATGGAATCCAGATAGGAGTGCAATACGTCCTTCGCTTCCTTCAGGTCACCGAACGTCCATTCGCTCCAATCGGGATAGAACGAACCGGTCACCCCGTCGAACGTGGAATACGTCAGGTCGAACCACAAGTCGAACATAGGAACCTTCGCTTTGAACACCGTCAGGAACAGGTCGGCCTCATCGTTCGGATCCCAGGTCAATTCCATGGGGAAGGAATGTCTGTAAGAGTCCGACACGATAGGGTAGGCAAGAGATAGACGAAGATTTTTCTCAGGGAGAGCGCCGGCCATCACGCACCCGCTTTCTGACTGAGCTCATCCCATGCCCGGTCAAACAAGGGGCGATCTTCTTCCGTGTAGGCGTAGACCTGAATGATGTGACCGTTCGGCAGTGTCAGATCAGCGCGTTGTGGGTCTCGACCGTTTCGCTCTCGATATGCGGCCTTGAGCTTCTTGCCGAATGTGCCACTCTTCGATCGCAGCTGCTTGGCGCTCAGATTCTTCTCCCGTAGATAGTCCTGTGTGTACAGGGGACGGGTCTTCGGGTCGAGCTCAGGTAGTTCCCCCAATTCCCGTGCGATCACGATGCGCGTCTTCGCTTCGAGGAAATCCGGGTGGACGATGCCCTGCGAAGCCTTCAACAGTTCGACTTGCATCATGCGCTCATGGTGAGCCGCCTCAAGCAGGTGTTGCGGACGCTGCACCTCGTATCTGCCGGTGCGCATTACGGTCGGCACTAGTTCGTGGTTCACCCAACGCTGGAACCGGATGACCATGTTGCGCGTGGCCTCGTCCTTGACTGCGCCGGGGCGGCGATTGTTCAAGGCGTGGATCAGGCCGGGCAGCGTGATGACGCTCATTTCTTGTTCTCCTCCAAGGGTGGGCACAATGTGCTTACCCTTTTCATCGGAGTCAAGATTGCGCAACATGTCCTTCGCGCTCTCGTATGCGAGTTTCTTCGCGATGGGGCTGGCGACGAACACCGGCTCGTCGGTGTTGCAGTCCAGTGCGGTGACCTCCGTATCTTCGAAACGAAGGGTCTGCAATGCGTTGCTCATTTGAGACCACCGTCCTCTGCTTCCACGGCTACGCCGTATTCGCAGAAGCCGACCACGTCATCATGCAGGGGAATATCTCCGGATACGACAAGAAGCATGCGCATGATCCCCTTCGGGGTCTTGCGCACGCTGAGGTCACGTATGTAGCGTTGCGGGTCCATCGCCCATTCGGGGCCTCCAGGTTCACAGCACAGGAACTGCCTGAGGGCCGTCTGATGGTCTCTGGAGCATTCGCGCTCAATGACGAGCTTCAGACCCATCGATGGTTTCCTTCCGGGCCTTTGCCCTGCGTTCCATGTAATGGCGGGCGCTGCGGGTCAGCTTCATCCATTTCTCGTCCACGGCGTTGCGTGGCTTGCCGTCCTCGGGCGGCACGTATGCCGGAATCGGCTTCACGCCGGTATCGGTCATGGTCATGGCCGTCTCCTTTCCGATTTTGGCGTAAAGAGAATATTTTATTAATTTCCCTGTTATCCGTCAAATCTCATTAAAACACATTAATACCAGTTAAAACACGTTAAAACCGAAAACAAGTATGAGCGAGTGAAAAAATCATGGCGAACATCACCAGATACAGGACGGCCAAAGGCGAAAACAGGTATCGAGTCCGCTATCGGAAACCCGACGGCACGCAAACCGACAAGAGGGGCTTCCGCCGCAAGATTGACGCGGAGACGTGGGCTGCGGAACACGTCACCATAGCCAAGGCCACCGGCAGCTACATCGACCCGGAAGGCGGCAAACAACGCATAGGCACGCTGCATGACCAGTGGATTGCCGAAAAGAAGCCGTTTTGGAAGGCGACTTCGGGTTCCAACATGGACAGCGCATGGAAATGCCACTGCGAGGCCAAATGGGCAGAACGGCAGATAGGCAGCATCACACACGCCGAAGTCCAGGCATGGGTCGGAAGCATAATCGATAAGTCCGGCGCACCATCCGTCAGCCGCCCATACCAGATCATGCAGGGCATATGCAGCATGGCTGTGCGGGACAAGCTCATCTCCTCCAACCCGTGCGACGGCATCGAACTGCCGAGACTCCCCAAACGCAAGGATCGCCGCATCTACCTGACCATTACCAGACTGCTGGCACTCGCCAACGAAGCGTCGAACTGCCGGAAGCTGGGAGAGGAGCGCCGGGCGCTCATACTGCTATTGGGCTTCTGCGGGCTGAGATGGGGCGAAGCGGCCGGATTACAAAGACGCGATCTCGACTTCGACGCCGGCATACTGCACGTGCGCCGCAACCTCGTATACGTCAACGCCAAATGGGCCGAGGGCACCCCGAAGAACCACGAACGCCGTGACGTGCCCATGCCCCGCATAGTCATGGACGCGCTCAAACCGATATGCGAGCAACGCGAACACGAGGAGCGCGTGTTCCGTGACGTGCGTGGAGGCCCTATCCGCAAGCAGAGCCTCGCCCGCGAGACGGGATGGTGGACGCACACGCTCACCCGTCTGGGCTGGAAGCGGGACGATTGGCCGGTGCCTCACGACCTGCGTCACACCGCCGCCTCGTTGGCCGTGCATGCGGGCGCGAACGTCAAGGCCCTGCAGAGGATGCTGGGCCACAAGAACGCGAGCATGACGTTGGACGTGTACGCGGATCTGTTCGACAGCGACCTTATGGACGTGGCCCGTCTGCTCGATGCCGCCGTGCAGGTGGAGACAAGCATGGAAAAATGTGGGCAAAATGTGGGCAAAAACATTTTGGAGCCCGTCTGAAACCCTCAGAAACGTTGGAATAACGCCATTCCCGTGAATGGTGGTTCTTCTGCAAGTTGAAGGACGCGCTGAGCTGAGAGTGGGTTGGAAAATGGCCGCTTTGCCTTGCGGGAGTAGGGCTGAGCGGCTTTTTCGTTTTAACCAATTTTAACGGTTTTTAACCTGTTTTTACTAAAAATGTGGGCAAAATGTGGGCAAAAATCGAGCCCGCGAAGCCCTCTGCCACAACGCGAAATCGGCCCCGTCCGGCAGCAGTCAAGCTCTGTGCGAGCTGTCTGCGATGCCGGACGGGGCCGAACTATGTGTGGTTATGCGGCGCGGTCGAGGCGTTGTTTGATGGCGCTGACGCCGATGAGCGCGCCGGCGAGGATGCCGAGCGCGTTGAGCGTGGTCACTATTGCGTCCACGTGAGTCCAGCCCCATGCGGGGCCGACCGTGTTGACGAACAGGGCGAGTGCGGGCAGGACGATGAGGCCCAGCCATTTGAGGATGTCGTAGACGCGGCTGGGGATGAGCCAGTCGGGCACGATGTCGGTGGATGCCGGTGTACCGGTTGGATTGTCGGTCATGTTTGCTCCGATCGTAAAAATAATGGTGATGCCATCACCCGCATAATCGGGTGGCGGCATCGGTTTGGGTTAGCGGCAGGTCACCGTGTCGCCCACGTAGTAGACGTTGATGTTGCCGCTGGGGACCGAACACTGGGAGACGCTGTAGCCGTGGGAGGTGGCGAAATCCCACACGGTGTCGCCCCACTGGAGGACCTTGGAGATCCCGGTGGACGGTGCGGGGGTGGCAGTAGAGCCGCCGCCGTAGGTGACGACATCGCCCACGTAGTAGCGGTTGATGTCACCGCTGGGCGTATGCCACGCGGACAGGGGCCATGCGTTGTAGGCTACGGCGAGTCCCCAGATGGTCTCGCCCCACTGCATGACGTGGCTGATGCCACCCGTGTTGGTGTCGGCCGGGGGAGTGCTCGGCTGCACGGGCGCGGGCGTTGCCGGGGCCGGGGCTGTGGAGCCGGTGGGGTTGGCGTACAAATCCCACTGCCATGCCTCGCCACGGAAAATGTTGAGGTCAATCGGACTCCACGTGTTGACCACGCCGGTACCGCTGTACTGGCGCATGGCCTCGCCGTATGCGCCCAGCATCCACGGGGATGCCTGATAGCCGGTCGGGCTCATGTTCGCGTATTGTGCAATCCACAGGCCGTATCGGTCGCGGATGTCCTGCGGGATGGTGCCGGCCACCGGGCCGGTGTACAGCAATGGGCGCACACCACCGGAAAGCCGCTCGCACTCCGCCATGAATCGGCGTACCCAATCCCAATCGCCCCATGCGGGGTTGTCGTCCATCTCCCAATCCAACGCCACGATGCCGTGACGCCAATAGTTCGACGTGTTGCGATAGAAGAATTGGGCTTCCGCCTCCGGGTTCCCGCCCATCGCGTAGTGATACAAACCGAATTTCTTGCCGGATGCCTGCGCCTGGTAGATCATGCGGTTGGCGTCCGTGTTCACACCGGAGACCAAACAGTTGTTGTTGACCTGTCCGGTGCCCCATGTGGTGCCGACCACGATAAAATCGGCCTGCATGTTATACACGTCTGCGCCGCACTGCCAGTTGCTCATGTCCACGCCCTGCATGTCCGCGTGCGCGGTAGCCGGGAGCAGCATCATGCACACGGCGGCTGCCAGCGCGGTACCCTTGGCGAGCAGACGCTTCCACCACGGCTTGTCCTTGTTATTGACCAATGTTTTCCCCTTTCTTGGGATGGATGGATGTTTGTTTGTGGCCCATGGTCGTGGGTCAGGATTGTCACGGCCCACTCGGGGCCGTCAATGGAAAAGCCCCACACGGAATGGTGTGGGGCTAGAATCAGTCGATCTTGTACAGGCGGGGAGTGAACGTCTTATCGACCTCGCCCGTGGTGTTGACGAAAATGTTGCATTGGAGAGTGCCGGTCTTCAAGGTTTTCGGCCCATAGTCACGAGGTCCGAACACATTTGTCTGTCCGCTGCCGTCATCGGGGGTGAGAGTGGACTGGATGCCAATCAACCATGAGCTGCTGTCATACGGCCAGTCGGAGGCGTCCAGCGTGTACGTGCCCGCGTCCACATGGACGGAACATGTCAGGATATCCCACGAGTCAACCTTTTGTGTGGTGGAGCCTTTGAACCGGTACGTGCCCGGCGATGGTTCCGTGACCATAACACCCGGGTCGGTGCCTAATGTTTTAGGCAGTCCGGTGACACGCGGATACAGGTTCGCTAGCTCATAGCCCCCCCCCCTCAAGGCTTGTGACATCGGGCGGGTTCTAGTGATCGTTGCAACACCTGACCTACCGCAAGGAGGGTCAGGTGACCAGAAGCCACCGAAACGAAGACCGTGGCGGGGAACACCGTTGGGCGTTCAACGGCGTCGAATATCCGACGAGGAAGCTGATGTGCGAGGCGAGACGCGCCGAGTACGTGCGCCTGCTGGACGAGGAAGGCATGAACTTCACCCAGGCCGCGCACGCGGTCGGCGTCTCGAAACGCACCGGCAAGGCGTGGCGCAACGGCAGGACGCGCGCCACGGGAAGGAACGAGAAACCCCTGGTGGACTGGTATCGTTCCACCATGGACAAACCCAAGACCCTCCATCCGCGCTACCTGAGCCAGGAGGAGCGCATCCAGATCGCGGACCGTCTGCGTCTGGGCGATTCGATCCGCGCCATCGCCCGCCTGCTGGGCCGCGACCCCGGCACGGTCAGCCGCGAGGTCGAGCGCAACAGGAATCCCGAGTCCGGCGGTTACGAGCCTTACCGCGCCCAGCAGAAGGCCGCGGACCGGCTCAAACGCCCCAAACCGCGCAAGGCGGCCGAGGGCACGCGACTGTGGGACGAGATCGCCGCCGGGTTGCGCAGGCATTGGAGCCCGGAGCAGATAGCCAACCGGCTGAGGCTGGACTTCCCGGATAATGGGGATATGCACGCGAGCGTCGAGACGATCTACCAGGCCATCTACCTGCAGGCCAGGGGCGAACTCAAGCAGGAGCTGAAACGCGCCATGAGGCAGGGGCGAACCGCCCGCAGACCCCAAGGCGGCCAAGGCCGCAAACCCCGTTTCCGCGAACCCATGGCCATGATCTCGGAGCGACCCCCGGAGATCGAGGACCGGGCGGTCCCGGGCCATTGGGAGGGCGATCTCATCACCGGCAGCCGCAACAAAAGCGCCATCGGCACGCTCGTCGAGCGCACCACCAGGTTCACGATCCTGCTGCACCTGCCCGACGGGCACGACGCCGAACACGTCCAGCAGGCCATCATCGACAAGATGCAGCACCTGCCCAAACTCCTGCGCAACAGCCTGACCTGGGACCAGGGAGCGGAACTCGCCCTGCACAAACGGATCGGCGCCTCGCTGGACATGGCCGTCTACTTCTGCGACCCGCACTCCCCGTGGCAGCGCGGCACCAACGAGAACACCAACGGGCTCCTGCGCCAGTACTTCCCCAAGGGCACCGACCTATCCGTCTACCCGGAGGACTACCTCGACGCGGTCGCCGAGGAACTCAACGACCGGCCACGCAAAACCCTCGGGTTCATGAAACCAAGCGAGAAGATCATCGAACTGCTCGACGCCGCGTGATAACCTCAACAACCGACAACGTGACCATGGAAGGCCGCTCAAACCTCAGGTGTTGCAACCACCACTAGAATCCGCCGTTGGCATGATATTGCCCCTTACTGTTGTCTGACTGATGCGAGACTCACATCCTTGATGGATGCCGTATACTCCTGCGATGCCGCATCGGGCAGGATCGTCACCTTGAGGTTCTTTCTCTCGCCGACGCGCAGGGTGATGTTGTCGATGGGTTTGCCGGAATCGTCCGTGACCTTGATGGACTCGGGCGCGTAGGCGGAGGCGATGGACGCGGCGGCGGAAGTGAAACCGTTGACGGTGGCCGTGACGAGAATCGTGCCGCCATGCCTCCACGTGAGCGTGTTGCCCGAAACCGTGGCGGTGGAAGTGTCCCTGCTCGTGAACGTCACGTCCTTGGTGGTGAGCAGGTCGCCAACATGACCGTCCGCGTAGGTGGCCTTCGCTCCCAGTTTCAGGGTGCCGTTGACGGCTAGAGACTTGGGCAACGTCCTGCCCTTGTCGTCCGTGATCCTGATGGAGACGACCGTGTCCCTGTCGAGGGGCCATACGAGTTTGCCGTTGAATAGGGCGTTGTACGTGTGGCCGTTCAATAATGGTTTGCCGACACGTTTGCCGGCGTAAAAGGCTGGCATGATCAGGCCCCCTTCACAGTGGCCTTGGCTGCGGGCTCCTCCGACACGGTTCCGGCTGGCGTCTCCCCGGCGGAGTCCTTGCCGGTTCCCCCCGTGGTGCCTTCGGTGGTGCCGGTGGAGGGCAGTACGGTGGTCGCAGCCTCCGCCTTGTCCTTGACCGCCTGCACCGTCGAATCGATGGTGGCGATAGCCGATTCGCCCTTCGCCGCAACCGCGTTGGCGGTGTCGGCCACGGTCTGCGAATCATTGGCGACGCTAGCCGCCAACGTGTTGGCGTTCGACGCGAGGATATTAAGGTCGGACTGGGTGGCGGTCGCGGAATCAGCCGAGGACTGTGCGCTCAGCATGGCGCTCCTAGCCAACGCGGCGTTCGTCTGCGCTTCGGCCGTGATGGACTCCAACGTGCTCATGGCCATAGCGGCCTTCATGGTCGTGGCGGTCTCGTCGAAGAGCACCACCGCATCCGGGTATCGGGCGGAAAGCGTCTCCGCCTCCGACTGGGTGGAAGCGTGGCGAACCTTCAGCAATTGGGAGCCCTGCATGTCCTTCGGGACGAACGTGCCGGCGTCCACTTCCACGAGGTCCGCGTATTCGACCTTGGTCTTGGAGTCCGGCACCTCGACGTAGCGCGTGTACGCCTGCGGCGTGTCCGCCAACTCGATGACCTGCCAAACAAACGCGCTAGTCGTGGGCAGCAGGTCAACCGTCAGCTCGCCCGTTTCGGACAGATTCGCGTCGAACGAGGCCGCGATAATAAGATTCTTCGCCGCGTCGAAGTGACGACGCACCGGGCGGAACCGCAGCGTACCGGTGACAGGGTCCAAGCCTCCGGTCTTCGGCTTCCTGATGCTGATATGGATTTGGGTCATTACTGTTCCTCCTTATTGGATTCGATTGTTTCGGGGGCTACGTCCGGGCGAAGCTCGTCCGGCAATGATGGTTTCGGATGACGTTTCAGAAACTCCGGTTCGGCGACCGCGCAGAATGATTGCAGCCAATGGGACAGGCTGCGCACATAGGCCACGGCCTTGAAATACTTGCGTTGCACGTCCTCCAAATGCCGGATCTGCTCCTCCTGATAAGTGACCTGCTCGCGCAGCGGGCTGATGATGCTTTCCGTGAGGATTTTCACGGCCTTGTCGGCGGCGTCGGCGGTGATGCTGTCGATATCGGCCTCGGTTTTCCTGCTGTTCGACCATGCGCCTACCAGTCCGCCAAGCCCACCACCACCGATGAGAGCGAGAATCAACGCCGACCAGAATTCCATGGAGCCGAATAACTGTTGGAATGGGGGCATCCCGTTCCCCTCTCTTTTTGGGAAAACCCACACGTTTCACCCGTTTGGACAGGCCAGACGGCGTGTGGGTTTTCGGAGGTTGAAAATGCTGTTACAAGAGTTTTGGAACGGCCGGTTTTGGCCGTATTGCACGGCGAATCTGCGTGAGTCCACGTGTGTCGGCTATGAGTCGGCGTGGCGGTTGCACGTGGCCCCGAGGTTCGGCGCAATGCAGATGGAATCGATAAGCGTTGAATTGGTGGACAAGTGGCTCGCATGTTTCGACAGCGCGGGCGCGGCACGCAAGGCATGGGCCGTACTACGCGCGATACTCAGGCGGGCTATCCGCTGGAATCTCTTGGACGTGGACATCACCAGGCGTGACATCCAACTGCCGGCCAAACCTCATTACGAGCCGCGAATATTGACCATCCGCCAGCAGCGCACGCTGTTGCGGGGCTTTTACGGCCATCCGCTTGAGGCGTGGCTTATCTGCGCCGTCTCATGCGGCCTGCGTACCGAAGAGGGCTACGGGCTTGAATGGTCGGATATTGACCTGCGCTCAGGTGTCCTGCACGTGGAGCGTGGCCTGCAATGGGTGAGCGGGCATGAGGTCACAGTGCCGCCTAAAACCGAACTGTCCCGCCGCACACTCCCGTTGCCGCGCTTCGCCGTCAAACGATTGCGCGAAATCAAACCACGCGAAGGAGGCCGACTCATCGGCACCCTCACCCCGCCGCAAACCGCACGCCAATACGCGAGCTGGTGCAAACGGCATAACCTGCCGCACGTGCCCGCACGCAACCTGCGCCACTCATGGGCGACGAACACTCTGGCGGCGGGAGCGGATATCGCCATCGTGTCGAAAATGCTCGGCCACAGCGATATCAAAACCACCGCGAAGTACTACCTCAAACCGGATATCACGGCTTTGCGAGACGCGCAACGCCTCTGGGAACGAGCCCTAATAGCCTGAACGGGATTCCCTAACCCGAATGCCGTATATTCTGTGCGGAGGCCATACCGTCACCAC